TTTGCCCTTGACAGTATATCCCAGACTCATACCTTGATTTTCGTCAACTAACTTTTGACGAGCTTCGAGGGTATCCTCTCCCTCTATAAATTGTTTAAAAGAGTATTTTTCATTCTTTCCATTAGGTAGCAAACGTTTCGTTATAAAAAAATCTGCTCTCATCAAATCATCATCTGTAAGATTAGAGTCTTTTACAGATATGATATTATCAAGTTTGCTTCTGTCTAAAATCTTACGTTGTCGAGAAATAATTGCTTGACTACCTAAGACTGGTTCACCGCGCTTTATTGTTACATCTTTCGGGTCCATAGAAAGCGCAGGTTCTGGTGAAAGGTACCTTCCTTTACTACCTGATGCTGGCGGACCTTCAAACCCCTCTGGTCCGTAACCACCAAGCACAGTCATTGTCGGAAAGTCTTTTGCTAATTTTGGATCAACTTCGGCCCCAAACCCTGTTGGCGGGGAAGCCTCTCTTTCCCTGCTTGTTATACTTTCTTTAGACAGTGCGGCTGTCGTGGGAGAGAGTATTGTTTCAGCCATTGATATTGGGCTTCTTGGCAACTTATCGAATATAGAATATCCTTTAGCCATGCTATTATGTACTCCCTGCTGCAATTCGTTTTACAAATGCCTTGTATTCTGCTGAGTCTTTAGGTGGTAGTTCAGTTACTTTTTCTGAGTCAGGTTTACCCCTGTTATACAACATAAGTTGTTGCTCTTTATTAAGTTCGTTGTCTATATTGAACGTACCTTTGACTTTTCCGGGTTGCTCCAATCGGGATGAAAAACTCCTAATTGTGTAGTTTCCGCCGTGAGAACCCAACTTTAGTTCGCCTAATTTTCTAGCAGCAAACGCTGTTACACCACCTTGAGAAAGAGCACGTGAGAACTTACCCATGTTTGTAAGCATTTCTATTGCTGCGTCAATGATAGCTATTTCAGATTTAGCTTGTGAGGTAAGTTGCTCCATCTTAAAAGCGTTTAATACGTTTAGTACGTCTTGGTCTGAAATTGTACGACCACCAGTGCCGCCCTGAATTGCTGCCGCAACGGAATATGCTACCATGTATCTATAGTAGTTACGTAGAGCGAAGTTTTTAGTCTTTACATCGTCTGAATCTATACCTACAATCCCACCTTCCATTGCACTGGCATTCATCATTGCGGTGATTTCGTCTCTTGCGTTTTCTTCTGCAGACATGTACTGTTCAGGAGTCATTCCTTTTTCTTTTGCCAACAGTTCTATTTGTGATTGAGTGCTACTATCAAGCACAGACGGAAACAAATCAAAACTTCCCATAGCGCGACCAAAAGCATTACCTTCTATTAACTGTAATCCTTCTTGAAACGCCTGTCTTCCCATGTAAACCAAACCATCAAGAGCCAAGTATAGCTGACCCATTTTTGTTCCCATGTCAATTAATGAACCATCTGGTCTGTAGAAAGTCTGACGCATATTTCGCAAATAGCCTACAGCCCTATCAGTTGCGTCCGCTCTGTTCTTTTCACTTAGCCTTTCTCTTTCGTAAGCTGCTCCCCCTGAAACGTTAGACAACGGAGTACCTTCAATTTTCGTTTCAAAATATATTCTATCAGCACTTGTTCCCATTTCTGGAAGAAAGCTCATAATCAAGTTCATGCCTTGTTCAAAGTTATCACCTACAGTTTCAGTAAAATGAATTTTAATGTCATTTTCAAGAACATCGTTACTCAACTCTTTCATAGAATTTGGTCGTAACATGTTTGTGTAAACGGGAAGAAGTGTCACGTCCTGTCCGTTTATTGTTCGTTTACTACTTGTTAAGTAGTTTAGAAAAACAAAGTCGGGTTGGAATCTAGCTATTTTCTCTCTTCCAGCAGCATCCCTTACAATCTTTCCGTCCGGTCCAATCTCATAATCTACTAAATTAGAAAATATTTTTGCTGCTTCATTTTTGGCTTCATCAGTGCCTGAAGGTGCTAACTCGTTAAGCACTTGATTTGCCATGTCATTGTACTTAGGATCAAAAGCTATGGCAACAGGTATTGTTACACCAGCCATTCCCGAAGGAACTTCCGCAACAACAACACTTCTTTCCTCTCCCTCTGGACCGACACTGGCTTCTTTTGCGACTTTCTTTTTAGTTTTTTCGATCTCTATTCCTACTTTTGCGTATACAAGTTCTTTCACTCCGGGAACTTGACTGATAACAGGATAGGAGTTTTCAAATAACTGTGCTCTTCTATTCAGTATCGCGTCACTTGGTATTGTTACACCGTCAACGACTGCAACAGCATCCTTTACTACCATCTTAAAAAGTGCTCTTGCCAATTGTCCTACTTTTACATCATCCATTCCAGCCGCTTGAAAGTCTATGCCACCCGCTTCATTTTTGGGTAATTGTTGATCTAAAAATTGAGACATAGCACCTAAAGGGTTTTTTTCATCTGTTGGCAATATATACTGATATTTTTTACCATCTGTGCCTGTGTAGTACGTGTCAAAAAGACTGACAGAGGCTTTTATAGCGTTTGCTACCTTAGTGCTATTACCACCAGATATATCAATCATGGTTATGTCGCCTTTAGCATCCTGCTTTTCGGAAGACACAAGTTCATATTTGTTTGGTTCTTTATCGTATTCAGTCCGTGGAATTGTGTCGATTGGAGTGTCAGGCTTGACTGTTCCATCCGCTTCTTTTTTCCGTACTCTGACACTTACTTTATCTACAACAACTTCTTCTGCGTCTTTTCTAAGTTTATCAGATTCTGCTAATGAACTGATTATAGCTGTTCGTATTGGCTGTGCAGCCGCAGTATCGCCGAATATTACTTTTGTCTGCCCAATATCAACCGCTTTCTTATCTTCCAAATAATTCAAGTCTCCGTAAATTCTCTTTCCAACAGTTCCAGCCTTTCTATTTTCTGGAGTATCTGGTAAACGCCCCGTAAAAGTGGCTTCTGCTTTCTTTTCTTTCTTTCCCTTAGGTGTAACAAAAGACTTTGCTTGCAAAGGTAGTTGAGCGTTTGGATCACCTATGAGGTCAAGAGCTACACTTCTAGCGTACTGTGATTGTCCTATAGACTCTGGTTTCGCACCTTTGTTCTTTACTTCTGCTATACTTCGACCAAACACCATTTCATCGTTATTGTTTGTGCCTGTAAAAATAAAGACTTTTGGGTCTTCATTTTCCTTTTTGTTTTCTAGTATATGAGCAGGGTACCAATTGTTTGTTTCTATGCCTTCCTTAGTTACACGACTACCGACTGTTTGTAATTTCCACTGAGACAAATCAGGTTTTGCAAATACCCCAAATTGCTTAACTAATCTTGCTTTGAAATCTGCTTCCGTGCCGACACTGTTATCAAACGCACTTTGATACAAAGGAACTGAACTTGAAACTGGTGTAAACTTGTCGGTTCCAATTCTGGAGTGTGTTATTTTGGCAGTTGAATACCTTTTGTCTAGTGCATTTAACAATGTCGGAGGCCCAAAACTACCGTCCTCAAGCTTATAATGCCCTATTTCTTGTACACGAGTTTGTTTAAGTTCCTCTGCTTGCTTTTGTAACTTTTCTTCTTTCAATTTTTCAGCAGCAGCGGTATCCCGCCTATTTTTCATAAGCCATTGTGAAGCAGCGTAAGCACCTAAAATTAAGGGATCAACCATGTTACATTTCTCCCGTAGATAAAAAGGATTGTTGTGCTTGAGGAGCAGGTTGAGGTGCTACAATTCTATCAGCTTCTTGCATCACTCTTTCAACGTCCATCCGTTCTTGAAAGTTAATCTGTTCATTCATAGCTTGAAACAACTCTGGGTTACGTTCTTTCATAATTCTAAAAAACGAAACGTCATCAACTTCGCCTTTTTGAATACCATTTTCTTCGTCTTCATCCACCATCATTCGTGGTTCAAAACCCTCTTCGAGAGCTTCACGATACAGGTAAATACCTATGCTAGGTTTTATAAGTTCCGCAACATCAGGGGAATACGCACCCTGCATAAATCCTTTGAAAGCAATTTGTGAAACCAACTCTTGAATGGATATACCTGCTACCAACATACGCATAATATCTTTTCTACGAGTCGGTTCTTCTAGCTTATCTAAGACAAAATCCAAAGCTTCATCAGGATTAGCATATTGAGGAGGTCTTTCCCACGGCCATTTTCCGGGTTCATCTGTTAAAGAATGTCCGGGTGGTGCGGCAAGGGCTGAAATCTTATCAAATTCATCTTCTTCCATATTTCCGACCTTTATTTTGAAAACTTTTTGGTTAAGCTAGTTCGAGGAGCAGAAGCACTGCTTATACTAATGGTCTGTCCCATGCGAACATTAGGTGTAGGAATCGGGGCTTGTCCCCCCATACGCATAATCTTTTCTGCCACACGAGCATCCTGTAACGCACGGGATACACGGTCTGTACTCCCTA